TAACAGGCCAAGTGCTTAAAAATGCAGCACTTCGGGGTGAGACTGACTGGGAAGTGATCGAATTTCCAGCCATTATGCCCTCGGGTAAACCCTTATGGCCCGAGTTTTGGTCCATCGAGGAGCTTGAAGCCCTGCATGAGGAACTGCCAAACGCAAAGTGGCAGGCCCAATACCAGCAGAACCCAGTAGGTAATGAGTCCGCTATTGTGAAGCGGGACTGGTGGAAGATTTGGGAGCGCGAAAAGCCCCCCAAATGCGAGTACATCCTACAGACTTGGGACACTGCGTTTGAGAAGCACCAGCGTGCTGACTATTCTGCGGGTACAACTTGGGGCGTCTTCTACAATGAAGAAGACAACGACATGCCCAACATCATCCTGCTCAACACATACAAAAAACGGGTTGAATTCCCTGATCTAAAGAAGGATGTGCTGGCTGAATACAGGGAGTGGGAGCCAGACGGGTTGTTGATTGAGAAGAAAGCCTCCGGTGCTCCGTTGATCTATGACTTGCGGGCGATGGGCATCCCAGTTCAGGAGTACACCCCGTCTAAGGGCCAGGACAAGATTGCACGGCTGAATTCCGTCTCAGACATCATTGCTTCGGGTAAAGTCTGGGTGCCGCAAACCCGCTGGGCGGAAGAGTTGATGGATGAAGTTGCAGCTTTTCCTTCTGGGGAGCACGATGACTTGGTTGATGCAACCACTTTGGCGCTGATGCGGTTCAGACAAGGCGGATTTTTGCGCCTCCCCTCTGATGAAAAAGAGGATGTCCGGTACTTCAAGAGCAGCAGACGTGCTGCTTATTATTGAGCAGCTAATAAAAGGCGATAAATCATGGCTACGAATGTTGATCGCGCACTTGAGCCCTTTGACCCTGCTCTGATGACGCAGGAGCCTGCGATTGAGATCGAAATCGAGGACCCAGAAGCTGTAAGCATTGGGATTGATGGGGTCGAGATTGATCTAATGCCTGAGGCCCCCAAAGCGGAAGAATTTGACGCAAACCTTGCTGAGTACATGGATGAAGGTGAGCTTCAGACGCTTGCCTCAGATTTGATCGGTGATATCGAAGGGGATATCAACTCACGTAAGGACTGGGTGGAGATGTTCGTCAAGGGCTTGGATGTCCTTGGGATGAAGTATGAGGAGCGCACTGAGCCGTGGAACGGTGCATGTGGTGTGTATTCCACCATCCTGACTGAGGCGGCTATTCGGTTCCAGTCAGACACCATCATTGAGACTTTCCCTGCACAGGGGCCAGTCAAGACTGAGATCGTTGGTGCCATCGACAAGCTGAAGGAAGAGGCGGCTGAACGTGTTCGTGAGGACATGAACTACCAACTGACCGAGGCTATGCCAGAGTACCGGCCTGAGCATGAGCGCATGCTCTACTCCTTGGGCCTTGCGGGCTCAGCGTTCAAGAAGGTCTACTTTGACCCCAGCCTGGACCGTCAGGCGGCTATGTTCATCTCAGCCGAAGACATCATCATGCCCTATGGGGCGTCAAGCATCCTCAACGCTCCGCGTGTCACGCACGTGATGCGTAAGACCAAGAACGAGATCAAGAAGCTGCAGGTCAGTGGGTTCTACAAGGACGTGGATCTGGGAGAGCCGCAGTCGTTTTTCTCTGACATTGAGAAGAAGAAGGCCGAGGACCAAGGGTATTCCCTGACCGACGATGACCGGTATCAAATCTACGAGATTCATGTTGACTATGATCTGCCGGGGTACGAAGATGAGGATGGCATAGCACTGCCGTATGTCATCACCATTGATCGAGGGACAAATGAAGTTCTGGCGATCCGGCGTAACTGGAACGAAGACGACGAGCAAAAGCTCAAGCGACAGCACTTCGTCCAGTACACGTATATTCCTGGCTTTGGTGCTTATGGCTTGGGTCTTATCCACATTATTGGTGGTTATGCTCGCGCTGGCACTTCCCTCATACGCCAGCTCGTTGATGCTGGCACCCTGTCCAACCTGCCCGGTGGTCTGAAGAGCCGGGGCCTGCGCGTTAAGGGGGACGACACCCCCATCGCCCCCGGTGAGTTCCGTGATGTTGATGTCCCGTCTGGGGCTATCAAAGACAACATCATGACTCTGCCTTACAAGGAGCCGAGCCAAGTTCTGCTTGCTCTGCTCACGCAGATCAATGAAGAGGGTCGCAGGCTGGGGTCTATTGCTGACATGAAGGTCAGCGACATGAGTGCTCAGGCTCCGGTGGGTACCACTTTGGCCTTGCTTGAGCGCCAGTTGAAAACGATGTCTGCTGTGCAGGCTCGGGTGCACTTTGCCATGAAGCAGGAGTTTAAGCTCCTGAAGGCCATCATCCGCGACTACACCCCGCAGGAGTACAGCTACGACCCGGCTGAGGGAGACCGCAAAGCCAAGCAAGCCGACTACGACTTGGTAGAAGTTATCCCGGTCAGTGACCCCAACAGCGCCACGATGGCGCAGCGGATCATGCAGTACCAAGCGGTCATTCAGTTGGCGCAGCAGGCTCCGCAGATCTACAACCTGCCTCAGCTTCACCGGCAGATGATCGAGGTGCTGGGCATCAAGAACGCGGACAAGTTGGTGCCCATCGAGGACGACATGACCCCGAGAGATCCGGTCAGCGAGAACATGGCGTTCCTGAACGGCAAGCCGACCAAGGCGTTCATCTACCAAGACCATGACGCCCACATTGCAGTGCACGTTTCGCTGATGCAGGACCCGATGATGGCGCAACAGATTGGGCAGAGCCCAATGGGTCAGCAGATGGGCGCAGCCATCATGGCTCACGTAGCCGAGCACTTGGCGTTCAACTATCGCAAGAAGGTTGAAGAGCAGTTGGGTGTACCCCTGCCGCCTCCTGATCAGGAGATGCCTGAGGACATTGAGGTCGAGCTGTCTCGTCTGGTGGCCCAGGCGTCCACGCAGTTGCTGCAGTTGAATATGTCCAAGGCCCAACAAGCCCAAGCCCAGCAAGCGCAGCAGGACCCGATGGTGCAGATGCAGCAAGCTGAGCTTCAGATTAAGGCGCAAGAAGCCAAGACCAAGGAGCAGAAGGTCCAGGGCGATCTGGCTATCAAGCAAGCTGAGTTGCAACTCAAGGCGGCAGAAATGCAGCGCGGCCAGGGTGAAGACCCACGTATCAAGGCTGCACTGGCCCAGCAGGAACTGCAGCACAAGGAGCAGGTGCACCAACAGAAGATGCGCCAGCAAGCACAACAAGCTGCGCTAAAGGCACAGCAGCAAGCCCAACGTCCAGTAAAACCAACTACCTCACAGGGAAAGTAAATGAGTGAGTGCCTCCACGTTTTTGACCCACAAGAATGCGCGGAGCTAGTAGCTGCTTTTGACGCATCGCCCAATAAGCAAGACGAAGACAAAGCCGAAGCGTTTTACAGAAACAGCTATGGTGTTTACAACCTGCCAGAGACTCTGTATTACGTCAGTGAACTGACCCAAACGGTGCGGGAGAAGTACCCTACCGCCAAGTTCTCTAATACGTACACTCGGTGCTACCGCAAAGGTAGCATCCTTGGCATCCATACTGATCGTTCAGAGTTGGATGTCACTATGAGTGTGTGTTTGGAGAAGAGGCCAGATCGCCAGTGGCCGTTGAATGTGTCTAACAAATTGTGGCACGGCCCGTGGGATATTAAAACAGACCCAACTCCTTTCAAAACTGACTTTCATTCAGTAAACATACCGGTTGGGAAGGGCGCTTTTTGTGAAGGTAAGAAGTACCCCCATTGGCGTGATCCGTTTGAATGTGATGATGACGAACGTGCCGTCTATGTTTTTTACCATTGGACGATTCCAGTGCAGACTCCTCCCAAGTTGGATGAAACTGCCAACACCAAAGCAGATGTTTCATTGAGCTTGAAAGACCCAAACCTTTTTGTTGTAGATGGGTTCGTAACCCCTGCGGAGTGCGCGGAACTGATTAGTTTGGCTAAGACCAAACTGGCGCGATCAACAGTTGTTGATGACAAAACGGGCCAACCAGTCGAACATGTGGCCCGGACCAGTTCAGGAGCGTTCTTCGGTAAAGCTGAAACCCCCCTTATCGCAGATATTGAACGCCGGATCAGTGAACGTGTAGGCATCCCTGTCGAAAACGGTGAGGGATTGCAAGTACTGCGTTATGAAATTGGGCAGGAATACTGTCCACACTATGACTATTTTGCACATGATGCCAACTCTAAGGTAGATCATTTGGCGCGTGGCGGGCAACGAATACTGACCTTTTTGGTGTACCTAAATACACCTGAACTGGGTGGAGCTACGTGCTTTCCAGATGTAGGGTTGGAAGTAGCAGCAAGGCAAGGTAGAGGGCTTATGTTTTCCTACGCCCCTAACCCCACTAGCAAGTCATTGCATGGGGGCCTTCCAGTGCTGCAAGGGGAGAAGTGGGTGATAACCAAGTGGTTCCGTGAGGGGAAGTTCATCTGATGCTCACGATCCCTGTAGCTGTCCATAATGACAGTTTTAAATGGCAGTTAGATTTGTTTTGGCACACGCACAAGCAAATCTATGGGGACATGGCTTTCGATAAGTTCATGGCTATAATCATCAAACGCAACTTTTTGGATGAGCAAAAAGTGCAAGAGTTGCAGTGGGACATGGATGTGCCACACGTTATGTGTGAGTCTGTGTTCGATATGTTGGGTGACGTTGATCCAGCGGACGGCTTGTTTTTGCCTTTGAACATACAAATTGGCCTACTTCAACTCCTACCAAAGCTCGATAATGACGAAGTTATTGAGGTGCTGGACTGCGATATGCTACATATCCGACCACACCCAGATGTATTTGTACGTCACGATGAGCTACTTGTTGATGACATCTATGAGCCGTGGCACTTGAAGAGTTTGAGTGACCACCGCAACGTCATTGAGCCATATTTTGAGAACGGCGGCAGGTTTTACAACGGCGGGTTTGTGCCCATCATCGGCTCTGTGCGCACGTTTAAAAAGTTGATGTTTGAGTGGATTTCCATTCATAGGCATATTCTGTCTCGTGGCCTGCCAGATAAGGTGCGTTGGTGGGCGGGTATGTACGCACTACAAGCTGCTTGTGAAAAGAAGCAAGTGCGGATGAGGGCAGAAAATTACTGCTATGTCCCAGGAATAAATGACCTAGCGCCGGAACACTACATAGCACACTATTCTTGTGACGAGCGTTTTAACAAGAAAAGATATCCAAATATTGATGTGTCTACTTTTGAAGACAATGTTTTTTACAACCGCTTGCAATCATGGCCCAATTTTTTGAAGGTGTAATATGGCTGCTACTGTATTTTCTGTAGTTATCAAAGAACTGGAAGAGCGCCGCGAAACCATCGCGCAGGCGCTTATCTCAGGTGCGGCAAAAGATTTTGCCGAGTACAAGTTCATGACGGGTGAAATCCAGGGTCTTTCACGCGCTCATGCTTTTATAACCGACCTTGTGCGAAAGATGGAAAACGACGATGAGTGAACTACTCCTGAGCGACGGCCAAAACACAACCGTGTTGCCGGAAACCGACGAGGAAAAGGCCCGACAGTTGCCTGATCCTGTGACTTACCACATTCTTTGCGCCCTACCAAAAGCAGAACAAGAGTACGAAAGTGGCCTGATCAAAGCAGGCCAAACCATGCAGTATGAGGAGCTTTTGTCTTCTGTATTGTGGGTGGTAAAGATGGGACCAGACGCGTACAAAGACCCACAGAGGTTTAGTAGACCTTCATGCAAGGTGGGTGACTTTGTGCTGGTTCGTCCCAATTCGGGCACGCGGCTGAAGATCCACGGGACCGAGTTCCGCATCATCAACGACGACAGCGTTGAGGCAGTCGTCCA